CTGTCGGCGCGAGCTGCAAAACGCCTCGGCGACAAAATGCGCCTTATGATGTGGGCCGAGCTGCACGACCTTATAGACGAAAACAAGCACTTAAAGGGTATTCAGTTCAAAGATTCGGTTTTTCAGTTTCTATGCCGCTACGAAATAGAATCAATCACAGAAGATGCCCTGCTGAAGAATTACCAACGCTGGAGGGATAAGCAGCGGAGGACGACCAAACGCCGTTACTCGCGAAAATAAATACACAAAAGTCAGTGATTATTTTACCTACCGAATGGCCTGTTTTGTCTTTTTTTGAGGGTAATTTTGTCGGAAAAATGTCGGAAAAATGCTGAATAATTGATTAACAATAACTTATAGCCTGCAATTATGGAACAGTTGACCGTTTCGGTATGTCATAGCCTGAAGATTATCCCGGTGGTCCGGCTTACGCGGTTTGCCCGATTCCGTTCACGCGTTATCCTGATAACCGTCGGAACACCCGACGACGCGGCCGCAGTTCCGGGAAGTGTCAAAATATCGACGACCGCCGACAAAGGGATTATCAAGAAGAAAATAACGTTTGACCGCTCCGGCGTATCGGATTCCGCCGCCGACATTCTGGAATCATACAAATGCCAGCGTGTGGTGGCTACATACGTCGATGAAAGCGGAAACACACGTGTAGCGGGTTCCCCCGACTTCCCCCTCGCCCTTGATTACACTACGGGGAACGGTGTTTTTACCGTTACGCTTTCGGGGGAGGACACGAAGCCGGACGGATATTTAGCGGATTAAAGTCCTTCCACGCGCCCGCGATAAGTAGTTATTTTGCGACAAAAATAACTGCATGAACAGGCTCCAACGTATATTTTCCGATAACTGGACCATACGGCGACACGACTTTGAAAGTTTCGTGTCGCTCATCATGCCGGCGATTGTGGCCGGCAATATAGAGGCCGCCTCCGCCAAACTCAACGAGGACGACAAATGCACCGTCAAGGCGACCGCCGCTCCATATATGGCGAAATGTTATGAACTTGACGATATTTCCCTGCCGGTTGATTCTATCGCCGTGATAACTCTTACCGGGGTTCTTTATTCGTGGGAATCGGAGTGGGTAGCAAAGCAGGTCGAGGCGGCGGAACTGAATCCCAACATTTGCGGAATCGTCTTTGTAATAGACGGCCCCGGCGGTATGGTGTCGCACCTCGATATGGCGGCCGCAGCCGTAGAAAACTGCAAAAAACCGACGGCCACAGTAGTAACCGGCATAATGGCCTCCGCACATTTCTGGTTAGGTACGGCCAGCGACCGCACTTTCATAGCCTCGCCACTTTGCGAAGTGGGAAGCGTCGGAATCGTATGCACACATTACAGTTTCCGCGAGTTTTTCAAGATGAACGGAATCGACTACCGGGAAATATATCCTGACACCGCCGACCTAAAGAACAAGGAAACCCGCGTACTTGTCGAGAACAACGACGAATCACTCATAAAGGCCCGCGCCGAAAAAATTCATAAAATCTTTGCCGAGACCGTGGCCCGAAACCTCGGAATCGAATATGACCCGAAATTACCGCTTTTCCGTGGCGAGATGTTCGACGGCAACGAGGCGGTGGAACTCGGTTATATCGACCAGTTCGGAGGTGTGGCCGACGCGGTTAAATGGGTGCTTGCACAGGCAACGAGCCGGAAGGCACAACAAATATATCAGTAATTAACCACCAAATTAACACAGAGTAAAAAATGAATTTTGCGAATTTTATCCCCGCGATTCTCGGTATTCTCGGACTTACCGCCTTTCAGGAGAAAGACGGTAAAAAGAGCCTTTCGGCCGAGGAACGCGAAACCCTCAAAGGTTACGGATTCACCGACAAGTTCCTTGACGATTTCGCCGCAGCCTTGAACGACCCGGCTCCAGCCGTAGAACCTTCCAAAGACAGACAGGACGCAGCGTTAAAGGTTATCCTCGGAAATACCGTGTCGCAGCTTACAAAAACGTCTGAAGAACTGGAAGCCCTGAAAACTAAAAACGCCACCGACGCACAGGCACACGCCGCCGCAATCAAGGCCAAAGAGGCGGAGATTGCCGCCCTAAACGAACAGATTAAGGCACTCGCCGAACTTCCAGAATCCGACCCCGGCAAGGGTGCCGGACAGAGCGGCGCGACCCCCGGAGCCTTCAACCTCGACGACACCGAACAGCTCGGCGGAATGTCGGGCGAGTTCTTCAGCCTCGACCGCCCCTATAATATGCGAGCAAAGGCCGCGCTTCTCGCAGCACAGGGCCAGAGCCTTGCCGTGGCGACGGCTAACCGCGTAGATTACAAACGCCTTCAGGATGACCTCGGCGCGTTCTACCGTCTGCCGTGGCGCGACCGCCTTCAGTCGTTCCTCCGCGAGCTGCCGACAATCGAAACGCTTTTCCCGCTCGAATCCGGCCATCAGGACCTCGACACGCTGGTTAATATCTGGCTGGGCGAGTTCTCACAGGCTGACAACACACAGGACAGCGACTTCGACAACGTTACAAAAGGCTCCTACGAGTTCGACCACGAGACCCTGCGAATGTACGACGTTATGTTCGCTTATCGCTTCAAGAACCTGAAGGCTATCGAAAAGAGCTGGATCGGACACCTGAACAAAGAGGGTTCAAACGCCGTAAAACTCTCATTCATCGAGTATCTGCTTGCAGAAACGGCGAAGAAACTCCACAACGAACGCGAGCAACGCCGCATTAACGGCGTTCGCAAAGACCCCAATCCCAACGTTCCCGGCCGCGCAATGGAAGCCGCCGACGGCCTGTATGAATACCTCCGCAAGAAAGTGGAAGGGCATACCGACTTCACCCCCAACGGAGGCACTTCCGGCAAGACCGTTTACCAGATTAAGCCGTTCAACCTCCCGCGAATCACCCCCGCCAATATCGGCGAAGTGTTCTACCTCGGCACGTCGATGATTCCCTCGGTGTTCCGCGATACCGGCACAATCGTTCTGTATATCCCTTCGTTCATGCTCCCGTGGTATCACAAATACAACGAGGCGCACTACGGCCGGAACGTGGACTACGAAAAGAATATCACCTACGTGAAGGAGTTCCCCGGCGTAAGAATAAAGACAATCCCCAACGCCGACAACCACCACCGTATCTTCTGGACCATAGAAGGCAACTTCCACACATACGACCATGTCGCCGGCGAAATGCTCCGTTTCAACCTTGAACAGGAGGACTGGAGCCTGAAGGCATGGAGCGAATGGAAAGAAGGTCTGGCCGCCGAGGCTGTCGGCTTCAAATACACCGACCCCGCCGACATGGACGGTTCCCGTCAGCTTGTGTGGTGCAATGACTATGACCGCCCGGATTCCTTCTTCCTCGAAACCGGCCCCGACGCGAATCCCTCCGCGCTTCTCCACTCGTCAATCGTGACGGTAGCCAACAGTTCGGTGTTCGAGATTACAGACATCGCCAACGCCGCCGTGGGGCAAGTCATATCCCTGAAATGCGGTGTCGACGGAGACAGCGGCGTAACAATCAAGAAAAATGGAAAATTCTCCCTCCTTTCGGCTGCATGGACACCCAAGAAAGGCGAAATCCTCCGTGTGATGAAACGCGCCGACGGCAAATTCATCGAAATCGAACGTGCCACCGCTCCGGGCGATTCCTACGAGTTCCCCGCCGACGAGACCACTCCGAGCGTTCAAGGTGCTACCGTTTTCGTCACCAACGCCAACACACAGGCCACCGCGATTACCGACCTGACCGACGCAGTTCCGGGAACAGTCTACACAATCCACGGAGCCGGAGCCGACAACGCCTCGACAATCGCCAACGCCGGTAACTTCGCACTTTCCGCCGCCATGACGCTGAAGGCCGGTTCGTTCATCAAACTGGTGAAGGCCGCCGACGGCAAATTCTACGAGGTGGAACGCGGTTAAACCTACCGATAATGGCCGGGGCGCGGATAATGCGCCGCGCCCTGTGCCTTAAATTTCAAACCATAAAATTTCATCGACATGACATATATAAGAAAATCCGTCGGACGCGCCCCCGGCAATCCCGGTACAGGGATTCAGCTCCGCGACGTTCTGGTGCTTATCAATACTGACGACATCGCGTTTATGCCGTCTCCTGACGACAAAGGCGTTGTAATTGTCGACAATATCGTTATGAAGCCCGGCCGTTATGGAATCGGTATCTACATGACGCAGGGAACAGCAGAAGTTACCAGCGCAGCCGAAGGCGAAACCGACCAAATCGGTTTTACCCCCTCTATCAAGTTCAACCACCCCGGAAACAGTCAGGAGTTGCGCGAGTTCAAAGTCAACGAACTGAACTCAAAATTTATCGGCATTATGCGCTATTGCTCCGGCAAGCCCGCCGACCTTATCGGTTCAATCTGCAATCCGTGTAAAATCACCCCCTCCTATACCGGGAACAACGAAAGCAACACCAACGAGTTCACCCTCGCCCAAATCTCCAAAGGCGACGACATCAAGATATATAAGGGTACCGTACCCCTCGAAGAACCTGTTTCAGTCGTCGAGGCCGGCGTTAAAGTGGTCCCGTTCGTTACCGAAGGGCAATACCAGCTTTCGGGCGGTTCTGCTGTCATCGACGAGATAGAGGGCGGAGCGCATGACGCGGTTATAACGCTTCTGGGGGCTGCCGGTACATCACCGACCGTTTCCCATACGAGCGGAAAAATCCTGTTGCGTGGCGGCAAGGTGTTCACTGCTTCAGAAGGTGCCCAGCTCACCCTCCGCGCTTTTGACGCCGGAGAAGGCGGCCTGATATGGATAGAACAAAGCCGATACGTTCCCGCCTGATTCTACCGGCTCATTTCCCGACATATATCCCCGTGGCTCCGACTTCGGGGATTTTTTTGCGCGTCAATATTTCCATATATGGAAAACTTTTTGTAACTTTGCATTGTAATTAAGAAAAGCATTTATGGATAAACCCAAATATAATGTTATCCTTAGCAAGGAAGTAAGGGAGTTTCTAAGCACTCTCCCGGTTAAGGCTGCAAAGAAAATCATCTATAACATTACTGTTGTAGCCGGAGGCCTTCAGGATAAAGAATTGTTCAAGAAATTGGAAGATTCCGACATTTGGGAGTTTAGAACGCTTTATATGGGAATTGCTTACCGTCTGCTTGCGTTCTGGGACACAGAAGAACAAGCCTTGATAATCACCACACATGGGTTTGTCAAGAAAACGCGCAAAACACCCGGAAAAGAAATTGAAAAGGCAGAAAGATTAAGAAAAGAATATTTTGATGAAAAAAACAAATGATATGAAAAAAAAGTGGTACACCCTCGGAGAAATTACCGATGAATTTGTAGGTGTGAAAAGCGCCCCCGAACGTGAGGCGTTTGACGCTGACGTGGAAGCCGCTTTAATCGGCGCGTCGATAAAGAATGCCCGCAAGGCAATGAATCTGACACAAGCCCAACTCGGAGAACGTGTGGGGGTTCAGACTGCGCAAATTTCCAAAATTGAAAGTGGCCGCAACCTTACAATATCTACTATCGTCCGGGTGTTGAAGGCTCTCGGATTGAGTGCCAACTTCTCTATAAATTGCGAAGGCCTTACCCCTGTTACTCTCGGAAACCGAATATAACAGGCCGCAAATAATATTGAATCGCTCCGAAGGTATTAGCCTCCCTTTGGAGCGTTTTGTCTTTTAGCCGGTAATTACCGTCGCTTAATTTTGTACTGTCAAAAACTTTATATCATGGAACAGGACAAAAGAAAAGTAATTACCGAATACCTTAAAGGCCCGCGAGACTATAATGAGGGCGTGGCACTGTACCAGCGTTTCGGTGTGAATCTGATGTTAAAACGCCGTTTTGTCGTCGATGATACCGCCACTACCCGCGAAATACTGTTTGATGAACTTCGCAAAATTGCCGGACTTACCGAATCGGAGTTTGCCGCACTTCCGCGCCGGGCAAAAACGAAGCAAGCCATGATCGAGACGAAAGCCCCGGTTAAAACCGTTCCGGTTGATGATGAAACCGCACTTATCGAACTGGCGGATTCTTTCGGTGTAAGCGTCGACGAATTGGTAAGCCCCGATTTTCAGGAGCGAGTGTTGGCCATGGACGACAACGCCGACCGAATCGACGAACTTACCGAGGAACTGGAAAAAGCCCGCTCCAAATATGCCGAGGCCCCGGAGCCTGTCAGAAAGATGATACGTTTCCGCGAAAAATATCCGTTCCTTAACTCCCCGGACTGCCCCGACATTCTGAAAGTGCTGGTGGCCGATATGTTCACCGCATACGGCAACTATAAAGCCGCGTTCGTCCGTCTCCAGACACTCGGCGACGCTGATTCCGCCCAAGCCGCCGCCGAATGTGAGACAATCGTAACCGAGTATCTGAAGAATCGCGAAATCTGGGACGAACTCGAACATTACCGGGAAACCGGCTCGATTCTCGGCAAAGCCGCCAAGTTCCGCGAAATGGAGGCGACCGAGGACCTGACCGCTCTCTCTGATGTTGAACTTGTGGGAAAACTCAACTCCGCCAACTCCAACGTGTCAAAACATAAAAAGAAACTCGATGACGCAAAGGCTAAAGGCGAGGAAAACGAGAAAGCCGCCGCAGCTTATGAAGTGTGGACGCAAAGGAAAGCCGCGTTAAAGGCCGAGGTTGAGCGTCGAAAAAAAAAGTAACCGTGGCTATCGAGGCGGCGGAACGCTCAAAGGCTCATATCCTCCGTTTCCTCTCGCGCCCCGGCTGCCACCCGTGCGACCGTTCGGAAGCGGGCCACCAACTCGAAATCCAGAATAAAAAAATCGCTGCTCTGAATGTTTCGTTATCCCTCCTGCAATCTCTCCACATATGACCGCCGCGAGTTTCCGGGCGGAACTGTCTATAACGGCGACTGTCTCGACGTTATAAAGACCCTCCCGGAATCGTCGGTGGACTGCATTGTTACCGACCCTCCTTATTTTCTCGGAATGACCCACAACGGACAAAAGGGCAATTTCCGCGACCTCTCTATATGCCGACCGTTCTACCGGGATTTATTCAACGAGTTTCGGCGCGTGTGCCGTCCTGAAGCCTGTATTTACTTCTTTTGCGACTGGCGCGGATATGCGTTTTATTATCCGTTGTTCGATGAAATCCTGAAAGCGCACAATATGCTTGTATGGAACAAATTAAGCGGCCCCGGCAATCATTACGCATTTATCCACGAACTTATATTGTTCCATGCCGGAAAGGGTGCGAATATCGGAGGCACAAACATAATATCCGATATAAGGGCGTTCACCTCCGGGGCTAAATCGACTGACGGGGCTAAAGTTCACCCCACACAAAAGCCCGTAGCCCTGATTCAGAAATTTATCGAGGACGCGACCGCTCCCGGCGCGGTGATACTCGACACTTTCGGCGGGTCCGGCTCTACTGCCGTGGCCGCTGTCCGCTCCGGCCGCCGCTTTATCCTCATGGAGCAAGACGAAGGATATTACCATACGACCTGCAAACGCCTTGAAAATGAATACCGAGAATAACGATATTGTAAAATATCCCGATTTTCCTCTGACAACCAAGGAGGAGGAAGATGTTTACAAACTGGCTTCCGCCGGTATGCGTTCGGCTGAAATCGCCGTGTCTATGGAATGGCCGCCGGAGCGTCGCCGGGCATTCTGCATTATTGCCGAGTTACCGGGTTCGCCTCTGGCCCTGATGTTGGCCGCCGCCCGTGCCGAAGGAATCGCCACACCGCAAATAAAACTTCAGGAAGCCGCCACTGCCGGAAACATTGACGCTATAAAGGAACTCCAGAAGATCCAGGCGCGAAACCGCTTTAACGAACTTGTCAACTATTTGGACGATGACGAATTTACCCCGTAAGCCCTCCCGGATAAACTTCGAGGAAATAGATTCCCGCCAGATTGAAAGAATACTGTCTACCGGGAATCTTGAAAGCCTGACACCCGAAGAACGCGACTATTTCGATTTAATGGAAATGGTTCGCGGACTTCGGGCGCGTATGATGTTTCCCGGAGGAAAGCGGATAGTTACCAAAGCCGGAATAATCAAGCTGCTGAAATCCGACGCTTACGGACTTTCAGACTGGATGGCTCGCCGGATATACGCCGACGCGCTCAATTTTTTCTATTCCGAGGAGAATGTGCGCCCCCGCGCATGGGCCAACCTATACGCCGAACGTTACGAGAAATGGGCCGACCTTGCCGCCTCTATGGGAAAACTGAAGGAGGCCAAAAGTATGTTGCACGAGGCCGCGAAACTCCGGGGCTGCTACGATGAAGCCACGCCAGAGATTCCCCAGGAACTTCTCGACGCTTCTCCCGTCATACTCTACACACACGACCCCGAAAGTATGGGCGCACCGAAGGCCGACCGCAAGGAACTGGAGGCGTTCATTGATTCGATACCTGAAATCCCGGAGATTAGCCGCCGCCGCGTGAAGGAGGATGCGGGAATTATGAAACGCAATCTTATTCAACGAATGATTGATGACGAAAAGGAGTTTGGCGATGAAAGCGAATAAAATCCCCGAAATGCCTGTAAAATTCGGCTCTGACGCGCTTGTTTTCTGCGACTGGATAGATACCACCAACTTTATAGCAATCGGCGGCCGTGGCGTGGCTAAAAGTACCGTCATTATCGCCCGGCGTTCTGTCAAGTGCGTCCGGCTCATGCCGGGCGCGCCTATCGCTATTGTGGCCGACACCTATTCAAATCTTGTAAACAACATAATGCCGGCCGTTCAGAACGGATGGAAAATTGATGACCTTATCGAAGGGGTTCACTATGTCAAATACAAGCGTCCGCCGCTGGAGTGGCAACGTCGTTGCTCTGTTATTGTCGATGACTACAAGCACGTTTTTTCGTTCTGGAATGGTTCTGTTATTTTTCTCGGCTCACTCGACAATCCTTCATTGCTTGCCGGTAAATCTGTGGCTCACCTGATTTTCGATGAAGCCAAATACGCTTCCGATTCAAAGGCTGCCCGTGTTATGCCTATTCTCCGAGGCGACGCGATAACTTACGGGCGCTGCCACCTCTACGGAGGTGTTACGATTACCACCGATATGCCGGACGTTACCGAGGGAGAATATGATTGGTTTTTCCGCTATGCCTCCGAAATGGAGCCGGAGCGAATTGTCAGAATCGTACAAGCTGCCGGGGAACTGAACCGGCTGCAACTGAAACTCACACGCGCCAACCGTGAGGTGACCCCGGACGTTAAGAAAATTGCCCGGCTTGAAAAGCGTATCGACTATTATACCGAAGGGCTGCTGAAGCTGCGCAAAGGGCAAACCTTCTTTATGAATATATCGAGTTTCGTCAACATCGACATTCTTACCGTTGACTATGCGAAACGTCTCTATAACGGCGCACTTGAACTCCACGAGTTTCTTAAATCCGTTATGGGTATGCGTCCGGGCGTGAGGAAGGACGCAAGATTTTACGTGCTTTTCGGAGATTCACACAAGTACACCGATGGAACTGTTTCAGGAGTGGCGGCCTTCACCTCTGCGGAACTGCGACACCTCGACCCCTCCCGGCCCCTTGACGGAGGCATGGACTTCGGCAATATGCTTTCGTTGGTTATCGGACAATCTGACGGCCGACGTTACCGGGTGCATAAAAACTTCTACGAGATACCGCCGGGCTGGTTCCGCGAACTCGCCGATCAATTCCTCGACTTCTTTAATTCGCATACGTTTAAGACCCTGAACCTCTATTATGACCGCTCCGGCAACAACTTCCAGAAACAAGGTGAGGACTATGCCGGAAAGATTAAGGAGGCTATCGAAAAGGACGCGGCCGGTCGACGTACCGGCTGGACTGTCGTACTGAAATCGCGCAAGCAAGCCACGATTAAGCAAAACGCCGAATATGATTTTATGCACGAACTCATGCGAGGCGAGAACGAACGCCTTCCCCTGTTGCTTGTCGATGTTCTGAACTGCCCGGAAATGGTGTGCAGTATCGAAGGCGCAAAGGCCGAAGTCAAGCACCGGGGCCAGCAAAAGGTGGTGGCGAAAGTCAAGAAAACCGAGAAACTGGAGGCGAAGAAACTCCCCCGCCTGTCGACCAACTTCTCGGACGCTTTCAAGTACCTGATGATGCGCCGCGAGTGGCTGAACGCCGCCAAAGCCGCACCCTCCGCTGCTTCAGGAGCGGCCGAACTTGCCGAACAGTGGATGGCCGACCGATTCGGCGACTGACACATTTACCGACTATATTACCGCCCGACGGCCGACTATGCCGCCGGGCGTTGTTTTGCGCCCTCTGTATCGCCGTGTAACGCCGTAACAAATCCAAATTCTCACATTTCACTATTGGTAAGGGGTGGTAATTACTTTTCCACTTCAGAGCGGCCCGCACTTCGGAGCGTGTCAAAAATAGCGTTTTTATTTTTCAATGCGGTTAACTGCCTTATTTATAGTGAAATGGTGTTTTTAAGACCAAAATTTTACTTCTGAAATGCCGTTTTTTGCTCTGCAAACTGCAAATTTTCACCTCATTACCGCTAAAAATTCGTAACTTTGCACTGTCAGACACCCGGAATCCGGCGGAGATAACACCAATCTTACGCCACATGAACCCCCAAACCAGCCCGGAAGTAAAAACCGAATTGCAAAAAACCGATAAAGCGGCCAAAGGCTGTGGAATGGTGATTTTTGCAGCAATAATAATCGCTATAATATACGCGGTATTTCAGGGTATAAACTCTGATTCTGCCGGAGATTCAAGCGATGAAATCCAAGCAGCCGCTTTCCAGATAGCAAAACAGGAGGTTAAAAGTCAGTTGAACAACCCGGCGACCGCTGACTTTTCTCTAATGTCGGTAACGCGTGAAAAGTTCGGGGATAACACCTATCGGATAAAAGGCACTTTGACCGCTGAAAATTCTTTCGGGGTGGAACAAGCATTGCGATATACCGTTACACTTACATATTTTGAGGGGAATCCGCTCGACCGTTCGAGTTGGAATATTACCACTTGCGAGGTGAAAGAAAATCGCTAACGATATTAAACACAATGTAGGGCTGGGGCAAAATTGTTCCGGCTTTATTTTTTCTTTCTGTATTAAATTTTATTAACTTTTTTTTTTTTTTGTTCACAATATTCTTCCGAACTTTGTGCCGTCAACAAGCCCGGCAGTTTGCCGAAGTAGTCGCGAAAGCGGCTCGAAATATTTTCGGGCATTTTATTTGCCTGATTACATACGATATAAGGCGTTCGCCTTCTCCACCCTAAGTAACACGACTACTTCGTCGGTTTCCGGGCTTGTTTGACGACATGGAGAGGCGAACGCCTTTTTTATGCCTTACTCAAATCGTCAAACAACATCTAAACAAGCCCAACAATGAAAGCAACTCAAACTTTACCGGCTCCGGCTGAATTATGCCGGCCGAGAGCGAAGAAACTACCGATTAAAGCAATTATTTACCTTACATCGGAAAAATTCAGTATCTTTGTATCCGTAATCGCCACCCTTATTGCATGGTGGGGCGTTTGCATTGACAGCGAGCGAATAACCGCTTATGGCGGACTGGTATTCCTTGTCGGGTTTACACCGTGGGCTATACGTGAAACTTTCCGCGACATACGCCAAGACAGACTCGGTGTCGGCAAAGACTGGTAAACAATCAACAATCACAAGTATAGAAAATCATGGAAAAGAAAAACAATACCATACAAGTAAGCGACGCAGCTCTCTCCGCGATAAACGGACTTCAGCACCCCGCCGGAACATACGACTACTACCGGCGCACCCTCGACCGCCTGTTTAATACCGTACTCCACGCCTCCGAGGAACTGGGTATGGACGATATGGAAGCAGTGGCGACGCTCCGAGCCATTGACAGCATACGCCAAGACCTCGCAACAATCGCCGGACCTGTCGCCCGCCACAAGTGCCGGGAACAACCGACGGAAGAAGAAATCGCCGAGCGTGTGGAAGAAACATTCACCGACATAGACGATAGTCACGATTCCAACTATCCGCAGCCAGAGGAATCGGGGGAAGTCGTTAAGGAATAAATTTCAAGGTAAAGAAGATTGTTACCAATATCGTAACTTATAGGCAAGAAAGACGCTCGATGGGAATCGGGCGTTTTTCGCTTACTTTCGGGGGTTGTCCTTCGCTCATAGCCATAATATAAGGAATTTTGCAGCATAATAAACGCCCTACGATATGAAGCATCTGAAACAAGAATTTGATAAACTTTCTTTCAAGGAGGTGATAATCTATGTTCTGGCAGTAGTTACGATGACCGCCGGACTGACATTGCTTTTTATAGGTCTATTTATTCCGCCGGAGGGAGAGATACACAGTTCGGTTATTACCGCCTTCGGCATCTTATGCACGTTCGTAGCCTCTTTGCTCGGAATATCCATTCATTACGCTAATGAACTCGACAAATTCAAGGCAAATGTTCAGGAACGATTAAACGAAATCGCAAAGTAGATTCATGGTTATGAAAAAATATGATAAATTATTCGCGTATGTGCTTGTCTGCATTGCAGCAGCTTGCTTCGGCATTTTGTTCGGTTGTCGCTCTACTAAGGGAGCTGTCGAGGAAACAACCATACAGGAAGTTTCCGAATCTTCCGCAGATTCTACATTCAACGCCGCCGCTACCGCCGAGAAAACAAAAGAGACCCGCGCCGATTCCTCCAACGTCCGCGCTGATGAACGAGGTAGAGTCGAGATTGAAAGAGATTCAGCGGGCCGTCCGACGGTTATCATCTGGAACTATGACTGGCGTTTACAGGGTGCAAACACCATGCAGACGGAAAAGGGCAAATGGTTTTATGGGCTTAACGCTACGCGTCATTCCGAAGCCTCCGGCAAGACTGACACAGACACCAAGAAAAAGAAAGAAACAAAGACTGAGGTGGACCCGTCTATCCCTTTAGAAACGCTTATCGGAACGGCACTTCTCGGATTTACGGTGCTTTATGTCATTTATGTAATTATAGCTGACCACGTATGGCCATGGATAAAGAACCGCAGACAATAGATTTGTTTCAGGCTATCGAGGAAATGAAAAGGATTAGCCTCGCCGGAGGAACGTTTTCGATTAAGTTCCGCAAGTGGAACAGACAGACGCGCAACGGCGGCGACCTTGTGAGGATTAACGCCGCCCGCGTCCGTCCGAAAGCCTCCGACGAGGAAATTTCCGGCTCATCATACAAATTATTTTTTACTGATACAGAGACCGGGCTTGCCCGTGTGTGCTGGCAGCCGTTAATCGTAGAGTTCAACGGCCGCCGCACAATCTTAAACTAACACTTCAACATTACCACGATGATACGCAGAAGCGGAAATTTCGGATTCGTAGACAACGGAGCCGGAGAAATATTTACCTTCAGCCTCAATTCCGGCGGCCGTGGCTGGACCCCCTCGCACTTTATGTTGCGCAGCGGCTCCGGCTCATTCGGCTACAAGTATATGAACGTTAACGGAACGCCGATAATTCCTTTCGGTCCTGACAATAATTTGCCGGGGCGCGTATGCGGATTGCTCGAAAAATTCTATGCCGGGGAGGGTATCATGGGCAAGAAAGCCGGTTTGCAATGGGGGGAAGGCCCGCGCCTGTATCGAGACGCGGTGGACGAAAACAATATCTTTTACAGGGAATGGGTAATTGATGAAAAGATTACCGCAGCACTCCAGCAAACCGACTATCTTACCCAAATGCACCGCTGCCTGATAGACCTCTGTCATCTGGAGGGCTTTTGGGTGAAGTTCACACGTTCGAGAGGGGCGCGGATAGGAGCGGGGCGCATTGTGAGGGTGGAACACGTTCCGGCTTCAAAAGTCCGTTTTGTCTGGCCGGGCGACAATGCATTACCCTCCGAGGCAATGGTGGCCGATTGGCCGGTGCCTGACAGCAAGACCTCGCATTTATATCCGCTTTTCGACCCCGCCAATCCGATGAAATACCCGGTGTCTCTGGCGTATTATAATATTTACAGTTTTGGACACGACCATTACAGCGTTCCGCGATTTATCGGTGCGTTCGACTGGCTGGAGTTGGCCGGAACACTCGCGCCCTTGCTCGCCACTTATAACGCCAACGCCTCGGCCATATCCAAACATATAGAATCGCCGCAGTCTTACTGGGACGCAGCCGAAGCCCGGATAAAGGATATATGTCAGCAAAAGGGTATTCAGTATTCGCCCGAAATGCTGGAGAAGTTCAAGGACGAGGCGATGGAGCATTATGCCGCAGCGATGACCGGGAGGGAAAACGCCGGGAAGTTCCTTCATACGTCGCAGTTCTGGAATCCCGAAGCCGGAAACTTTGAGGGCTGGAAGATAGTGCCTATTGACAACAAGGTAAAGGAGTATATCGAGGCGCAGGTGCTTATCTGCAAGAAAGCCGAGGCGGCCGCCACCTCCGGGTTCGGTCTGGACCCCTCATTATCCAACTTGATACTTGATACCAAATTGGGAAGCGGTTCGGAAAAACTCTACGCCCTGAAAGTCTATAACGCTACTGAAACCTCCGTGCCGGACATGGTGCTTTGTCGACCGTTCCAACAGTTCATTGATGTGAATTTCCCCGGTTCAAATATAAAAATCGGTCTTTACCGTACAGTCGTCGAGGCTGAAAAGAATGTCAACCCCGAAAACAGAATGAAAGCCAATGCTTAATATTTTCGGAAACAGTGAGAAACAGGAAACGGCCGCCGGACGTGGAAAAGATGAAGGCAAGGAACGCGGCGAAGATATGAACACAGGCAAGAAAACCGGGGTTCATCGCACGTTGAGCCGTAATTTTGAACGCCGCGTAAAATCGGAGTTGTTCCTTGAAGAATCTTTGCCGTGGCACTTCAACCCCGGCGAAGCGTATCACTGTTTTTCGTTCGGAGACGTGGACGCTCTTACATATCTACGGGCTATCCTCAAACAGCAACCGCTCGAATATATATTGCTTTCTACGTTCTCAATGGCTATCACCGACGCGGAAACACTTTTGCGCTGGCAAAGTCAGGGGCTTATCGGACGTATCGACCTATATCTCGGCGAAATATTCGATTCAAAGTTTGTAGAGGTCTACAACACATTGAAAGGAGCGGCAGCTTTCAGGGGCGGACGTGTGGCGGTGTTCCGCAATCATTCCAAAGTTATGGCCGGATTCGGTGAGCGTTTCGATTTTGCCGTGGAGGGTTCGGCCAATCTCAACAGTAATCCGCGCTGTGAACAGACGGTTATAACTCTTGATACCGGGCTGGCGCGATTCTACAAAGAAGAAATATTCGATAATATACGGTCATTCAATAAAGATTTTGATGACTGGAAACCCTATAAACTGAAACGCGATGAAACTGTTTGACAGAGACGGTAACGGCAGTGCGGAAGTTGTCGCCGCCGTCGGGCTTATAGCAAATGACATTACTTTCGACAAGTGGGAGCCGGTGCTTCCCTTCGGAATCCGCGACGTGGCGGCCATTGTCGGTCATGAGCCGGTGGAAGCCCTTGCGGAGTTCTACGAGAGTGGGGAGTCTGACCCGGATAAGGAAACCGCGTTGAAGTATCTGCAACAGGCGGTGGCTTTCTTTACTTGGCTGAAGATAATCCCGACACTCGACGCGCAGCACGACACCGCCGGACGCTCCCGCCGTCTCGGAGAGAATGAAAAAGGGCTTACCGCATTACAGGAGTTCAAGGACGAAGAAAATATTTTGCGTCTGGCTTACGAGGCGACGGACGCGCTTATTGAATCGCTCGAACGCTTCCAGTTCCCCTTTTGGGTCAACTCGCATAAATACAGGCTCCGCAACAAATGTCTGATTCGTACAAAAGAGCAGTTCGACGAATACTATAACATCGGTTCTTACCGGCTATTCGTTACGCTCCTTCCGATAATGCGCGAAGTTCAGCAAGCACAGATCGTGCCGGTTCTCGGCGGCAAGGTGCTGGGGCTGATTCTCGCCGGAAGCGAAAAGGAAACCGAGTTATTCGGAGACATAGCAGCCCGCGCCGTGGTATTGCTCACCATGCAGAAGGCGGTGGAACGTCTGCCCGTCGAAGTTATCCCGGAGGGAGTCGTTCAGGTGCAGCAGTCGCAGCCGGTAAAATCCCGCCTGAAAGCCGAGCAGTCAGCCCGCGCAGCCGTGGCCGCGTCGCTGGGTGCTGACGCTCAACGGTGCATCGACCGGCTTCAGCAAGTTGTGGCGGATTTCAACGCCGAGGGTGTGGAAACAGTGCCGTATGTCGGCGGCCCTATCGTTCACAGTAAAGGTATGTCGTTCTAATGGAAACAATAACCACACGCGGCCGCTCCGTCGATATTCCCGTCTGTGTCGGGGAACTTACCCCGGCGCAGTATGAATATTATTCCTTTCTCGCCTTCGCTTTAGGAGGCGGAGTTATAGACCCTGATTATTTCCGTGTACGCTGGTTCTCTTACCTGATTGGGCTGAAGAAAGTGGATTACACCATATTGAAGCCGGAACATATCGCAGAACTGGAGAAGCAGCAGGGAGTTATAGAAAGGTTCTTCAGAACAAAAACCGTCAACGGTGTGGAGCGTCAGAGCCTCGATTTTGACACCCCGGTTAACCTACTCCCGGAGTATAAAGGATTCAAGGGCCCCGGCGACTGGCTCGACGGTATCACTTTCGGCGAGTTCGTGCAATGTCTTACTATCTTTGAAAGTCTGGCAGAGGCGGATGCCGAAGGTGTGGCGGAAGGTTATGCCGATATAGCCCGTGTTCTTTACCATATACCGGGAGAATCTTCCGTGCCGGACCTTCTCGCCTTCCATGCACCGACACTGTTTTCATCGGTATGGAGCGCGATACAGGCGGGGCCGATTGATATTAACGGTAAGAAAATAGACCTACGCATAATATTCCGCAGTTCCGGCGGTTCCCGCCCTGATGACAAGACAGGGTGGACGGGTATCACTTTCGAGGTTGCCACCGCCAGGCTGTTCGGTACGGTCAAGGACGTGGAGGCGGCCGACTTCTGGGAAGTGTTGCTGTATCTCTACAAATGCAAATTCGAGTATATACACGACAAAAACAATTCACAAAAATAAATCATAATGGAACTTTCACAGTCTATTAAATCAAAAATCAAGGCGTGGGAAGGCTGTCGGCTGACGGCGTACCGTTGCCCCGCCGGAGTGCTGACAATCGGCTACGGACATACCGGGGCAGATGTTTTCCCCGGCAAGCGTATCACACAAGCCGAGGCTGACGCGCTTTTCGAGGCGGATATTAAGAAATTCGCTGACGGTGTGGCGGCGAAACTCAGGGGCGCGAGAATCAATAACAACCAGTTCGATGCACTTGTTTCGCTGGCTTATAACATCGGAATCGGAGCGTTCCAGAAATCGACGCTTTTCAAGAAAGTGATGACCGACCCCGCCGACCCCACAATCCGCGCCGACTTCGCCAAGTGGGTACACGGAGGCGGCAAGGTTCTCCCCGGTCTGGTAAAACGCCGTACCGCAGAGGCTAACCATTATTTCGGGCAGATATGATAAATCTTACCGCATATAAGGAATATTGGGAACGCCTCGCGCAAAGGATTCCACTCATTACCGGGGTTATTCCCGTTACTGTTGACGAGGCTATGGCAAAACGAATAACCTCCCTTCAAAAAGGTTCGGTTACTCTCTTTGTCCTACCTCCAGCGGCTGAAAGCGAAGCAAAGAACATTGACAGCTTCAAGGAGGAAAACGAATGTGTGGTGTTCGTCATGGAGAAGTACGACCCCCAACGCCGGGAAACATGGAGCGTTCTCGAAACCTCGCAAACCGTAGTCGAGGAATTGAAATCGAAAATGCTTGATGACCTCGCCGCAGGGTGTCCGCTTATGCGCTTTGACGTGTCAACTCTGAACACACTCCCGGAAACACAGTTTTTCGCCGGTTTCGCCGGGTGGTCTGTCGGATTCAAGATAATTACTTGAAGAAATGGAAACGGAAGGAATCAAGGCACAATATTTCAAGCAGCAGCTTGAGAAAGGAATCCGCGACATTCTGGAGGCTCAACGTCTTATCGCTTCTTCGCGCATATATCAAAAAGGGCATGACAGAGTGAGGGAACAGCGGAATGGCGCGACTATTCAAGGACGCAGCGGCGCACTTATGGCAGCTTTGACGAATCCACGTTACCGCATATCGCCGGACGGTGCCGGTGTCAGGACCGAAACAACATTACCGACATATATCCGCTTTCTCGACATGAAGCGACACGGTAATTACCAAATCTATAACCGCCAAGTCTGGGGAATATTATACAAGGAGACCCTTCAGAACGTGAAATATGAATACCGCGACTGGCTCGAAAAGCATTTCCCGGAATTACTGAAACAAATCAACAACCAATCAAAATAATATCAATATGAAAAAGTTAAAAAACATCGTCACTTCGATTCTAAAACTTTTCGCCGTTCTCCTTCCCGGAATATTTACCGGGGTCGCCTTATGGAGAATCCACGGCGCACTTGTAACCATTCTCGCCTCCCTCGGCGTTGAATTTATCTGGGCGGCCTTCCTTACGTTCGCTATCACAGTAGCCGGACAGATAAAGGCACAAATCGAATTACGGAAAGAAAAGGCCGATACCACGGAATAACCCGCATACTTCCGCCGTTGCATATCGCCCGGAGCCTAACGGTTCCGGGCGATAATATGTTCTACAACATATTTATTTCTTTTGAATTTTTCCGCATTATTCAAAAAATAATTGTTATCTTTGTATATCAAAACATTACTACTATGGGCGGATATGGCAGCGGAGGCTCACGCAAAGGAGCCGGAAGGAAACCGATTGACGGAGTGGCAAGGACTAAATTCTCCGTTAATCTTCCGACATGGCTTTTGGAAATGATATGCGACGAAGCCGACCGCCGGAAAATACCAATCTCCCAACTGATAACGGAATTATTAACGAAAGGGCTTGAACGATGAAACGGCACAGAACATTTTGGAAATGGCTCGTCCTCTGGGCGAGAGCCGGAGCGATGTCTGAAGCCCGGAAGAAAAGAATCATGCGCGAAAACCTCGATACATGGAATCGGGAGAATCGGGCTTTTGTTGAGAAATGCTACCGCGAATCCGGCGCGGTTATCGACCGTCCGTCCGCTGACGAAGCGAATGGAGCGGTTTCCGGCGTGGGCCACCATGCCGACGGAGGGTTAATTTAGTGTCCTTCGGCACGTTTCCGTGCCTTAATACCTTTGCGCCAACAAACAAATTGGCGCAATGGCTAAGAAGTTATCCCCCGATTATATTAACTGGGTTCTCACTCTCAACGCGACACAGGCGCAAGAGGAATACCACAAGTTAGAAAAGGCAAATAAATCCCTCAAAGCGGAAACGACCGCCAGCCGTAAGGCAATGGCGGAACTGGAGGCACAGGGCAAGAAGGGGTCGGTAGAATGGAATAATCTCCGTAAGTCTATCGACCAGAATAACCGTGCTATGGCGGAAAACCGCCGTAAAATGGACGAAGTAGCGAAACGGTTTGACCTTACTACAATGACCGTTTCCCAACTCCGCAAGCGGTTGAAAGACTTGCAGCGTGAGTTTAATAATACCTCCAAAGCCGCAGACCCTAAGCGTTATAAAGAATTACGCGACCAAATAAACAAAACTCAGGCAGCACTTGACAAAGCCAACGCCTCAGCCCGCGGACTTCAGGGCGGATTCTTTTCGCTCACAAAGATGAAGCAAACCCTTATAGGGTTCTTTTCTGGAATAGGCATGACGATTATGGCCCTTGTGGTAGGGTCTTTCAAAAATGCCTTCAATATCATTGTGGAATTTGAGAAAGCAAATTCCAAACTTGCCGGAATCCTCGGAACAACAAGAGCCGGAATAAAGGAACTGACAGCAGCAGCCCGGCAACTGGGCGCAACAACCTCATACACCGCAGCAGAAGTTACCGGGCTTCAGATTGAGTTGGCAAAACTCGGATTCGGGCAAGACCAGATTATAAAAATGGAGGGGGCCGTGTTGAAGTTTGCCAAGGCCGTAGACACAGACCTCGCCCGCGCCTCCGCATTTGCGGGCGCAGCCCTACGAATATTCAACAAGGACGCAAGCGAGACGGAGGACGTTCTCGCCACTTTCGCCGTAGCCACTACCAAAACCGCGCTCGACTTTTCCAAACTGGAAGCCTCGCTCTCTACTGTCGGCCCGGTTGCAAATGCTTTCGGTCTGTCGATTGAAGATACCACGGCATTACTCGGACAGCTTGCAAATGCCGGTTTTGACGCTTCAAGCGCAGCCACCGCAACCCGTAATATTATTCTTAATCTTTGCAACGCTAACGGAGACCTTGCAAAAGCCCTCGGTGGCCCGGTAAGAAATGCCGATGACCTCGCAAAAGGATTAAAGAAACTCAATGATGAAGGGATTGACCTCGCAAAAGCCCTCGACCTGACGGACAAACGAAGCGTGGCCGTCTTCTCCACGTTCCTGAACTCGGCGGATTCTCTTACAGAATTACGGGATTCAATAACCGACGTAAACAAGCAGTTCAACGATATGTCGGCCACCATGTCTAACAACGTGGCTGGAGCGATGGCCGGACTTCAGTCAGCCGCGCAAGAACTGGTGTCGAAATTATCTGAAGGAACAAACGGCCCGATAAAGGATTTAATCAAGGCCCTGACTTCTTTGGTTCAGTGGGTTGGGGAGGCTTATCAATGGCTTACCGAATTCGGAGGTCTGATTAAAGGCGTGGCCGCCGGATTCGCAGCATATAAACTTGCCGTATCCCTCGCACATACCGCGACAAAACTTTATTTTACCATACTCCGCGCCGGTTCTGCAATAATGGCAGCTTGCAGGGCCGCGACTCTCCTTCTGGCTACCGGCTTCAAGGCTATGATAGGCAATATCAAGGCGGCCACAACATCATTCAACGCCCTGAAGGCTGCAATGGCCTCGACACCGTGGACGGCAGCTATCGGCGCACTGGCAGCACTCGGCGCAGCCCTTTATACATGGTGTTCCGGCACCAATGACGCGGCAGAGGCTACCGAGAAACTTAACGAGGCCGAGGAAAAGATGGCGGAAAATGCAAAGGAACACGCCCGGAAACGTGAGGAGTTTACTAATAAACTCGCCGCAGAAAAAACAAAATTGCTCGAACTTGTCAAGGTCGCGGAAAATGAAAACGCCTCAAAGGAACGCCGTCTGAAGGCCATACAGGAAATAAATAGGGTTTGCCCGGAATACAACGGACATCTCGATGCAGAACGCGGAAAGTTGAAAGCCAATAAAAAGGCTCTCGACGAATATATTGCATCTATGGAACAACGTATGCGTCTTGCCTATTATAAAGATGAATACCAACAATACATAAACGAACAGGAGGCCGCCAAATCGCGCCAGCGCAAGGCACAGAAAGAGTGGGATGCGCATAAAAATGATATTGTCGAAGATGACAGGACTTATTACTCTGAATACGGTAGACATATTCCATTCTTACCCACAATCCGAATAAAGAAAGGCGAAAAAGTCAATGTAAAACGTTCAGAGCAAGTTTGGGGTAATGATATGAAAATGGAACTCGACGCGGCCAATCGCGCCGTTTCCACAACGACAAAGGCACTCAATGATTTCAAAGCCGATATGGAGGCCAACGGAATCAATATTGAGGACGTTTTTACCGCAGCTGACGAAACAATCACTACTACCACCGGCAACGTTACCCAAGGCCTGAATAGTACAGGCTCCGCCGCTCATGCGGTTGTGGACGAGGTTAAGGAACTCCGTAAGGAACTGAAGGAACTCCGCAAACTCGACCCCCAAACCGATGAAGAATTTGAGGCTATCGAGGCCCGCAAAGAGAAAATCCAAGAACGACTGCGCACCCTGAAGGGCAAAGGCTCTAAAAAGAACAAGAAACACCATACCCCCGGAACATACGGGGAGGATTCTCTCGATGAAGCCACCGCCGCCGCTGATGACTTGCACCAGCGGAATCTTTTGGCTATAAACAAGCTGAAGGGAGACCTCCCGGAATACGAAATCATCATAAAGAAAAATGAAGAAGTAATAAGATATTCCGGCGACCTGATTAAAGCTCTTGAAGCCCTTAAAGCCAAAACTGACGCGACCCACACACAGACCCTCGACAAGATTCAGGCGCGTGAGAATCAAATCGGCCAGCAGATTGTGGCGGCGCAACAGGAAATTAACAAGGCAATAGCCCAGAGGGAAGCCGACGGACACGAGCAGCGACTTGCGGCACAACAAGCCTTCTACGACACTCAGGAACAGAGGTTGCGCCATGCCGTAATGTCTGAAGAAGTTACGGAGGGGCAAGCAAATATTTATTTGCTCCAGCAGAAACAGCAGCTTCACAATTCACAGTTAAAGGAACTTCAGGACTATTATACAAAGGTCCAGAACGCGGATTATCTCGGCGCGGAAGATAAACGCCTGATACTTGGAAAATTGGAGGTGGATATTAGGCGTATGCAGTCGCAGACGCTCACCGACACGGGGAAGTGGGCCGAACTTCTGCGCGATATGATGACCGATACCACCAGTTACGCCGGTATCACCGACACCTACGACCTTCAGAAACGTAATATTGAGGCGACATATAACACCATGATTCAGGCCGTGGGAGAAGGAACGGAGGAAGCCGTGGCACTCGAAACCAACAAACAACAACGAATCGCCGCGCTTAATTTCCAATATCTCGAACAACTTTACCAGTTACAGGAATTAACAGGTACATCATGGGCGCAGCAATACGACCACGAACTTGCACAGCTTGAAAGTTACCACCGTCAGGGGCTTATCAAGGAAAAGGATTACCAGCGTAAGAAATTGCAAATCGGGGTCAATAATGCCAAAAAGTATTTCGATTATTATGCAAACCTTTCCGGCTCCATGTTCACAGCCATTCAGGACGCGGAAATTGCCAAGAGCGACGCGAAATTTGATGTCCTGATACAACAAGCAAAGAACAACGGGGAGGATACCGCAGCCCTCGAAGAAGAAAAGGAAAACAAGAAACTTGAAATTCAAAAGAAATATGCCGATGTCAATTTTGCCATAAAAATCTCGCAAATCGTTGCCGACACGGCGGTTTCGATTATGAAGGCGTTCGCCGACCTCGGCCCTATTGGCGGAGCTATTGCCGCCGCCCTTCTGACCGCTACCGGCATAGCGCAAGTGATTCAGGCAAAGGCGGAGCGCGACAAAATCAAGAATATGCAGCCGGGCAATACCGCCGGAGGCTCGGCCGCCAAACCGGCAACCGCCCAACGTGTGCTGACCGGGTATTCAGACGGCGGATATACGGGCGACGGAGACCGCTACGAGGTGGCGGGTGTCGTTCATCGCGGCGAATATGTCGTACCGAAGCCGATAATGGATAACCCACGTGTGGTTGACGCAGTGGGTACTATCGAGGCGATACGCCGGAACAAACTCCTCAGCCAAGGTATTCCCGTCGGAACTCCTTCCGCCGGTTATGCTGAAGGTGGATATACTTCAGCCGCTCCGGCTCCCGATTATTCGGAACTGACGGCCACCATAAAGGAACTTCGTAAAGCACTGAAGAATCTGAAGGCATACGTGGTATTACGCGATTTGGAACGCGCAGAGGACACAATGAACCGCGCCCGCGCTCCTTTCACACGAAAAAGATAACCGCTTATATTTATGGAAATAACAATCAACGGCGAAGCTCTCGACCTCCCTTCCGATTTCTCTATTGAAATAGAGGATTCCAACCCTATTTACAACGAGCGGGGAAGCCAGTCAATACCGGCAACCGTTCCGACTACCCGCCGGAACAATAGGATTCTATCGTTTCCGGCGAGGATTGACGCGGGTATTGACCCCAACAATCCCGAACGTATCGCGCAGATTCAAGACGGCGCATATATCCGGCGTGGTGCAATGAACATCACCGAGGCGGGGAAAAAGGAGGGGATAACCTTTAATGTGGGGTTTGATAACTCCACAGCCTACGCCAAATGGCAGAAAAAGAAACTTTCCGAACTTTCCAATCTCCCGACATATACGCCGGACCTTTCACAACAAGGCTACCCGATTGACCTGCTTCTTGATGAATTATACCGTATTTACCAAAAGCCAGACCCGCAGAAAGATGATTTTGCCGTGTTTCCACTCGCTGTCAACAATGAAAGCACCGGCAGCGACAAAGACAAAAAAATATATTGGGAAGTTTTGAATTTGGTAGGTTCCCGTGGCCTTGAACAACCGACCAAAGTAAAACGGCTGATAAATGGTGAAATAACGGAGGTAAGCGTTCCCGAAGGTTATATGGTTTCGCCTTTCCTTCGTGTCTGGCGTATTCTGGAATTGATATTTGCAGATATGGGGCTGACACTTGTAACCAATCCTTTTGCACAATCGCTCGAACTTTCGCGTCTTGTCGTTCTAAACAATGCCGCTGATTCGTGTTGCAGGGCCTCAATACGCTATGCCGACCTTATGCCGGACAGTACAGTGGAGGAGTTTTTGAACGCCCTGTGGGTACGTTTCGGGCTGGTGTATAACATTGACTACAATACGGCCACGGCCCGGCTTGTACTGATAAAGGATATTATTCACCAGACAGGGGGTTACGTTATTGATTACCATATTGCCGGAACCCCTAAAATCACCTACGAGGAACGGCAATATATCAAGTTATCGGCTCAATCGTCTATTGAGGGAGCTGCACCGAGCCATGAACGGTTCGAGGATTTCGCGAAAGGTCTTGATGTCTCACAAGTGCGCCTCGGAAACCATGTCAGCCAGTGGCAGAACACAGGAACGCCGGAAGAACCGAAATGGGACGGTGATGTTCGCGACGATTGGGGCGATGATTACCGCGACCCGGACGACCCGGATTATCCAGACCCGCCTGACCCGTGGGGCGATGATTACCCGGAGCCTGACGACGACCGAGACGACGGACGCGACGACTACGGCGATGACAGGGATTATTATGCTTTGCGTTCAACCCCTCGTGCCGCAGTTCCGGCGGCACAATCCGGCAACACCTCGGTAACTACCGGCTCCAGCTTTTTAGCCCGCGAGTTCGTAACGGGTATGTGGTACCGGCTTGATTCCGAGAACGGCAAAATCCGCCTTCAGTCGTCGAGTTTCTTTAACTGGGACCCGCAGCCGGAGGGGCTTAACCCGCTGGAACTGTCAAGCGATGACGAATGGGTGCCGGTAATACGTGTGTCAAACGTGGGAACCGGCACAGGACATTCGTACAACGATATGTGTCCGACCTACCTTTTCGGGGCGCGACATTACCATAGTTACATAAAAGGAAGCGATGAGACGGACGAGGACGGCGACACAACGCCGTTAGCCTTCATGTTCGCATATACCAAGATTAAGAAAAGTTTCGGACGCCTGACCCCGGAAGATGACAGCGGACAAAAGATAATTCTTGATGACGGGACCACACCGACAATTTCATTACTGTTTCAGTTCAAGGACGGATTATTTAATAAATTCTGGGCTGATTATGATGAAATACTCCGGCATGGAAACCGCTCCGTCGAAATTCCGGCGGTGTTCAATAAGCTTGATTTGTTCCGCCTTGACGTGCTTAGCCCGGTAAAGGTGGGAAATATACGTTGTCTTATTGATACAGCGACATATTCACTTCCTTCAGGTCGTAACGTGCCGGTCGACCTCAAACTCCGCACGATACAGACCCACGGGAAATATGATATTAAGAAGGAGCAGAACGTGCCGGATTTCGCGGCGGCAGCCCGACACCTCGAATGGCGCTTAAAATCGGAGACCTACGGCGAAACCCTTAATACACCTGAGACCAGAACCGCAGCAGTCCAAAAATACATCAAAGATACCGGCTATCAATCGCACGGAACGGAAGGCGATTATTATTATATCGGTGTCGGAGGTATGATTTTCAAGTCTATAACACGCACCGTTCCTACGTGGCAGACCGATTCAAAAGTGCCGAAGCCAGGAACAGCTGGGCAAAGGAATTACAGGAAATACAAAGCCCTGATTACATACTCTGTTTTTGAAATACACGATATGTCGTTTCAGGATGGCCCCCAAGATTGGGAACTGGACGAAGTACCGCTGGGGGAAGTTACCGTAACAGTTGAATACGATGTCATTCTTGTGGCCCGGTGGGTAAATGATTAGTCCTTTGTCCGGCTACGTTTTAACGCCAATTTTGCAATATGGATAATAACAATGTAGTTTCCGCGCCGCAGCTTGCCGACGTTGCCAAGTATTACGATATATGGAGGAAGAGCCATACCGGCTCCCTCCGTACCTTTATTGATTTTATGGTAACGCCGTCGCCGGAGCGCGACAATTTCGTTAACTCGCTTGGTCCTGAAACCTCTTTCAACGGTTCGGTGGCCGTCGTAACACTTCATTTGTAAGATATGAATGTTCAAGGAATAAAAAGCGGCTATGCCTTCTCTCGGAATCCGATTATCTTACGGGAATCGTTTCCGATTGACAACCCGAACAAAATCCCGGACGGAAGGTGTGAAATAATCTATGCCGGCACCACAATTTACGAAGGGCGGTTCTCGCCCCCGTTGTCTATGAATGTCGCGGAAATTGCGGACGCTTTTGTTACGTTTTTCAACGAGCCGCCGGAAGGCAATATTTCGCCGATATGGCAGATTGAGGACACCGGAGATATGTGCGACCGTGAATTGTCGTGCTTATTTGAATTTGACGGTTACGAGGCAGAATATAACTGCATAGTGATACCGGGAGGAATATCCCGGCAGAATTTCAAACGCCTTCTGCAACTCAACAAGGATATTTTTCAGGAACGTTTCTTCAATCCCAAAGGCAATTTTTTCCTGACGACGCGGACAGCCTCATGGCGCATTGTGATGAAGGAAACGGAACTTTATCCGCTTTACTTTTTTCCTCGCCGAACCGGCGACCTTATAAGGATAGTTGAGCGCACAAACGGTTCGATATATGAGAATGACAGTTTTGACGAAGGGGTGGCCGTCCTCGACGTGGCGGCTCTCCGGCGATATTTCGCGGAACAAGAACAGGTGCTTTCGTCAGTGTTCGACGTGTACTATAATTCCAATTTTTCGTGTCGTATCGTGGTGGAGCGTTGCGACCCTACACGGGAACGCTACCGCCTGAAGTTCCGCAATTCCCTCGGAGTGTTCGAGATAATCGAACTTACCGGGGAACTCTCTATAACGCCGGAATATACCGACGCGGACGAATCGCAGTTCAAACGGTACGACACAAGAACGACGGAGTTTTTCACCGACCGTGAAAGAGTGGAACGCAAGCAGTCTATAAGCGTCGAGACAGGAGTGAAACGCCCGGACGAAATACGGTTCTTAATGGATATGTTAGGCAGCGAGGAAGTCTATTTGCTCGACCTGACACCGCTACCGATAAAGGTTATCCCATCGGTGGAGGAACTGACTTACCGCCCGCGCCCGGAATCGCCGCAGAAGTTTACCGTAAAACTCGAAATATCATCTTCCGAAGAAAACATCATGCAGGATATTATCGACGGAAGCGAGAACCGCAAACCGCGCATATTCTCGAAACAGTTCAGCAAACAGTTTAATTAAGGATAAAATGGCAGATACCACACAAAATTTCATAGATAGCCTTATTCTGACTATCCAGAACGCCGAAGACCCGGAAAGCGTTACCAACGAAATGGTGGCCGCCGTGTTCGATTTCCTCAATAAAGGTTACAAGAATCTTTTAACGAACAATTCGGCAGTAGCGACCGAGAAAGCCGAGCGGCAGGCCGCCGACGCGGCTTTGCAACGTACTATTGACACGGTGCAGCTTGCAATAGCGGCAGTAAGAAACACCGCCAACGCGGCAGACGCAAAATCCAAATCCAACGAGGCGGCAATCAACACTCTTTTAGGGAAGAACGCGACCGCCGCAATCGAAAGTTTCAACGAGGTAATAGCCTTCCTTAGTGGAATCAAGGACAATGAAAGCCTCGTCAGTCTTTTGGACGCGATACGTCAGAGGCTTGATGACTTTGACAGGGAGGTGGAGCGTCTGAATTCCATTGATGAAAGCCACGATGACCGAATTTCGGTTGTCGAAGAACTTAACACCGCTATTCACGTCGTTGACACACTCGACCTTGATACCACGACAGATACCGGGATATATTACTATAACCCCGCCACAGTGCTTATGGGAAGCACCCGAAATATCCTTATTGTCAAAAGTATGCCGGGCCAACGCCTTGCCGTAGGGGGGCAGTCGCTGAAAATAGCACAATATCTGTTCGATTCCGACGGACTGCAATACCGAACGGGAGCATTTTCCGGCAGACCGGGGGCCTCAATCGTGTGGGAAGATTGGCAGGGTGTCGGACAAAAAGGAGCCGGCAACCTTATCAACATAACGGAACTTGTGCCACCCCAAAACGGATTCTACGACCTTCAGAGCGCAATCGAAGCGGTTCCGGCAACACATCGCGCACTCGGACGCTGGATTACTTACCGCCTCGGCACAGGCGAGTGGGAAACCAAACAGTTCAAAGGCTCGACGCTGACACAGTGGGAAACCGCGTCAGCATGGGAGGACACCGGCGGGAAGGGTACCATTACTGGGATTAAACTCAATAACCAGACTGTCGCCCCGGACGCTGACGGTGTTGTTAATATAACCGTTGACGAGGTGGAAATCGACGAAACCCTCAATGCGCAATCGACAAACCCGGTACAGAACAATGTAATAACGCAGAAAATCGCGGAACTGGAAGCAAAGACCGTCGCCGACCTTGACATTTCATTGAACGAGGACGAGACGGAAGCACATATCGCCATACTAAACAGCAGCCGCGTTGAAATCGCCGGGGGTGATATTCCCGTAGGGAAAGGTGGAGGCGGAAGTGAACAGGGCCAATCCGCAAAAATCGTGCTTTCCGCCTCGGTAGACAACCCGGTTATTCGTGAGGGCAGCCCGGTAATGCTTTCCTACTTTTTCGACCACCAATATCTCGGAGGCGACCAGAACGGAGAATCCACCGGCCAACGCGCCACGATTGAAATTACCGTAAAGAACGGAGCAGTTACGACGTTCTCGACGGTACTCAATGACGTGGCACGGGGTTCTTATGACCTTGACATTACCGGGTATGTCAGGAGTGGGAAAACCGACATTACGGTAAAAGCCACCGTTATAGACCCGGAGACTGGGGCAACTCGCTCCCGTCAGGCCGTGGCCGGTGTGGAGGCGAAAACACTGGCTCTTTCAAGCGCGTACAATCTGGCAAACTCTATCGCCGGAGGCGGTTACGGCCCTGATGAAACCGTTACCATACCTTTCACCGTATCGGGTTCAGGCTCAAAGACCATAACGCTATATCTTGACGGACAGGAATACAAGTCTACCGTGGTAACCAAGTCAGGCAAGACAAACGGCAGCTTTTCAGTGCCGATGTCTGGACTGACACTCGGCTGCCACAACGTCCAGATGGTTGCCACACTCGAAGCCTCGGAAACCCTCACCCTTGTTTCGGAATCGGTATATATCGACCTTCTGAAGAAGGACGCGGCCGGACGTGTGTCTGCTCCTTTCATAGGCACGATGATAATCTTCCCCGACGGAAGGATTTTCGAGGGTTCGGACTATCTTACGCCGACGCTTGAAGTAGGACAGTTTGAACGCCTTGATTTTGATTTCGTTGTTTATGACCCCGAAATTACTCCGGCGGAAATGACCGTATATCATAACGGAATAGTCTCGCAGCGCGTGTCGCCGCCCCGTTCGGTGCAGAAATACACCAACCGTTTCACACAATCGGGAACGGAGGCGATGAAGTTCAAGACCGGGGAAACAGAATATATCTTCAATATCGAGGTGGTGGAATCTTCTATCAATCTGGTGGAAGTTACCGACAATCTCCGCGTCAAGCTGTCGGCCGCCGGGCGAAGCAACTCCGAAGCCGAGACCGACCGGGCAAAGTGGGAGTTTAAGGGTATAACTACGGACTTCCACGGTTTTGACTGGAACAAGAACGGATGGACAGGCGACGCGCTACTTCTCACCAACGGTGCGAATATCGTAATAAACGATACTCCGTTTGTAACTGACGCGACCGCTACCGGCTTCACTATCGAGGCGGAGCTGATGTGTTCCAACGTAGCCGACCGCGAAGGTGTGGTAATGGAGTGTATGGCCGACGGTGTAGGTTTCCAGATGACGGCCGAACAGGCTAAAATCGTGGTGTCGGGAGGGCAGGAACTTGAAACAAAGTTTGCCCCGGACGTGCCTATAAAAGTGGCGTTTGTGGTGGAAGGCAAGGCGGAAAACCGGCTTTTACAACTCTATGTGAACGGAATCCGAGACCGCTCCCTTCAGTATCAGGCCGCCGCGTCTCTCATTCAGATGAACCCGGCGAAAATCAAAGTCAGTGGCGACGCGGCAGACGTTGAATTGCGGAATGTCCGCATTTACTCTCGCGCCCTGTCCGATGATGAAATATTGTCGAATTATATGATTGACCGCACCACGGCCGACGAAATGGTGTTGTTGTTTCAGAAAAACGACATTCTCGACGATGAAACCGACGAGGTGAGCATCGACAAGTTACGCGCACAGGGTAAAAGCGTAATGCGCATTGTCGGAGACGTTGACCTCGTTAATCAGACCAATAACAAGAAATTCGAGGTTCCCGTCGATGTCTACTTTTATTCGCAGTATGGCAAGGAATATGATTTTGTCGCCCGTAAAATCGGCCTTCGCATACAGGGAACATCTTCGACTACCTACCCACGTAAGAATTACCGCCTCTATTTCTTCCGTTCGGAACAGTACGGAACGACGCTGGAAGTGAACGGTGTAAACGTGCCTTCTCTGGAATACTCGTTCAAGCCGGGGGCGCGCCCTGTATCAATCTTCTGTCTGAAGGCCGATTTTTCGGATTCTTCCAGCACCCACAACACCGGCGGTGTCAGAATCGTTAACGACGTGTTCCGCCGTTGTGGCTGGCTCACACCGCCGCAAGCTGCATACAAGGGAGATTATGATGTCCGTATAGGTGTAGACGGATTCCCGATAAATCTTTTCTACGACAACGACGGTTCCGGCGTCGCCAAGTTCCTCGGAAAATACAATTTCAACAACGAGAAGGCGGATTCCGCAATTGTCTACGGATTCGAGGGTATCGAGGGATTCAACGACGCGGCGACGCTCAACGGACAGCGTAACAAATGTATCTGTCTGGAGTTCCTGAACAACTCGGCCGCGCTCTGCCTGTTCGGTACTGCCTCGATGTCGAATTTCGATGATGAACTGGAATTCCGCTTCAAGGCCGACACCAAGTGGGCCGACGCTCATGCGGACGACAAGGCCGCAGTGATTCGCCTCTGGCAGTGGATTCAGGACTGCAAGGGCAAGCCATCGAAGTTCCTTTCTGAATACCGGGATTATTTCCTTAATGATTCGCCGTTCGCATGGTATATCATTACGGACTACTTCATGGCCGTGGATAACCGTGCCAAAAATATGATGTTGGTAACGTGGGACGGTATTCACTGGATGTTCATACCCTACGACATGGACACTCTGCTTGGTGAGCGAAACGATTCTTACCTGAAGTTCGACTATATGATAACTTTCGATTCTTTCGATGAATCCCAGGGAGCCTATTGTTTCGCCGGCCATGATTCGGAACTGTGGAAACTGGTACGCGCTTGCCCCGAAAAACTCGCCGAGGCAGCCAAGACCATACGCGCCAATATGTCAACGGAATACGTCTTAAAGGTATTCAACGAGGAAATGATGGGCGCATGGGCCGAACGTATCTACAACAAGGACGGGGAATATAAATACATTCTTCCACTGCTTGAACAGGGCAAGGACTATCTTTTTGCCCTTCAGGGTTCGCGCTATGCGCACCGAACCTATACCATTGTCAACCGCTTCAACCTTTTGGATTCGGAGTATTGCGCTGGAACTTACCGCGATGACGCTTTTCCCATCTATCTGTCTTATAACTTCGCGGCCAATCCTCGCGCCCTCACAATCACCGCAGCCGAGCGGTTCTGTTTCGGTTACGGAATGACTAACGGCGACCCGACGGTTCACGGCCTACGCGCCGAGAATCCGGGCGATACGGTAGAACTGACATTCCGGCAGAATCTTATCGTAAACGACCCTCAGAATGTTTACGGGGCTTCAAGAATCCGGGGGCTGGACCTTACGAAGATAAGCCACGCAATCGTCGGGACACTCAACCTTAACAAGTGTATCCGGCTTACCGACCTTAACGCCTCATGTGCTGACGGACAAACCACGCTGACCGGCCTTGTTGTGGATTCGTGCCGAAATCTCCAGCGTATCAATGTCAACGGCCTGAACGGATTGTTGTCGCTCAATCTTTCCGAAAACAAGAAACTCGACACTTTCGACGGAGCAGACACGAAGCTCACCAATGTTATTTTCGCACAGGGCGGAAAACTCGCCACTGCGAAACTTCCGGCGACGCTCCAGACGCTTGAACTCCGATACCTTCAGAGCCTCGCGCCTTCCGGCTTGCAGATTCCGGCAAACGTGGCTGTCAACCGCCTTGTGGTTGACAACTGCCCGCAGCTCGACTGGCGCGACATACTGAAGAAATGCCCGACTACGACCTATCTACGTGTTACCGGCATAAACGAGAGCGGACGCGGCGAACTGCTCCGGCAGTTCCTTACGATGAAAGGCGTCGATGAAAACGGAAATACCGTCAACACTTGCCGCCTTGTCGGTACTTACCAACTTACAAAGTATCTCCCAGAATCAGAGTATAACGAGTTAAAGGCGCATTTCCCGGAACTCAACATTTTGCAGCCGGAATGGACGGTTATCAAGTACGACGAAACGGTTGCAGACAGTAAGAACATTTCCAATCTCGACAATGAAACCGGCTACGACTACGATAACGAGTTTCAACCGTCGGCCCATATCGCCGCGATTCTCGCCAAACGCCACCGCGTCATGGCCAAGTACACGGCGCAGGGTGAAATGACCGTCTGCCCGCTTGATGATTCGGACAGCCGTAAATACCACGACGGTACAGAGGCCAACCTTCAGGGATTCGCCCACCCGACAAAGGCGGACGAAGGCGACGTTATGATGTACGAGCCAGACCGTTGGTGCAAGGGCATTGATGATTTTATAAACCGTTGCCATTATGACTGTTTCAGTTCGCTGAAAAAAGTTACCACCCCCGAAGGTGTGAAACTCTACCCGGAGGATATGCAACTTATCGACCGTTCGGCTTGTCGTGTCGCTTCCACATACGCCACGTTGGACGAAAGCATTACGGTTTATGATGATTACCGGGTGTTTATTGCCCCGGTAGCCGGTTACAGGCAGGTGAGGTGGCCGGCTGTCAATTCTTCGGTTTACGGTGCTGTTTTCCTTGACGCAGCCAATAATATTGTAGGCCGTGCCGCAGCCAACTCCGGGCGAATGACCGAAAGCAGCTACTTGTTTACCTCCGTTCCGGCTAAGGCTGAAAAAATCGCTTTCACCTGTCTTCGCGAAGGGTCTTTCTCATTCGTGTGGCTCACCACCTCCGACCAGATAGACGCTATCGAGCCTGACGCATGGAATACCGGGGAATATCTCTGTGGTGTGAATAAAGCATACTACGGCAATTTGCAGATTCGCAGTATCAACGGAGTGGCCCCAACTTGCAGCGTATCACAGGCGCAATTCGCCGATTATTGCCGCAAACGTGGCGAAGGGTTCACTCTGATAACCTATGCCATGCACCGCGACATCGCCCGGCTTTTCTTTGCCACATACGGCAACCGCGACAGTTCCGACGTATGCGGATATGGCTCCGGCTCAAACACCACTCCGACGGGTAAGACCGATTTCCTCGGAATGAAAGATACTATCAAACTACCGACGGCGACACTCGGAGCTGCCGGAGGCTGGTATTACGACGACACCAACACATTAAGAAATGCCACCTCAATAAATGCCCTCGGATATGAAAACCTTTGGGGCAATGTGTCAGAATGGATGGAGGGCTTCAGTTCCGATTACTGGGTCTGCACCCTTAAAGACCAGGGAGACCGCAAAGTCAAGAGCGCGACCATCTCCGATTCATGGATTACCGAACTTCATAACGGGCGATTCATGGACGTGGTGCCTGTGCTTGTCGGGGCTACCGAGACAACTCATTACGGGGATAAATTCTGGGGACAGAACTCGCCGGCCCGTGTCGGGTTCCGTTCCGGCTACAGCGCCAACTCGTACTACGGTGTTTCGTACTTGAGCGCGCACTACGATTCATCGGACACGTACGCGTGGTCCGGGTCGCGCCTTGCCTTCATTGGTAAAATCGTCTATACGTTAAACGTCGCGACCTTCTTGGAGGCCGAGGCCATCGGTTAAACTTTACACTTATCCGTATGCACGAAAAAGATTATATCGTTACACGCGGGCCAGGGCCTCCCCACACCGCATAAAGATAAAACGGCAGATTTTTTCAAAATCACAGGAATAAAAATGGCTGATTACCAGAATTTGAAATCTCTGGCGGAACTGGGCATATCAACTTCG